AACCACTTGCTTATCATAAGTAACTCCTTCTTGTTCAAGAATCCACTCAACACGTTTGAAGAAGGCAGCTGCCATCTTTTGTTTACTGCCATTGATTTTAAAATCAACAACGGTACAACGAGAATGGATTGGGTCAATGATTCTGTTCTTAAAATTACATGTGAAGATGAAAGAACAGTTAGATGCAAACTCCTCAATCGCACCACGCATGGCAGGTTGAGTTGAATTTGGATTTAGATAGTCCGCTTCGTCAATGATAACGACCTTGCGGCCACCTGACAGGGACATAGATGATGCATAGTTCTTGATTTTGTTCCGTAGAACATCAATACCCGATTCGTCTGAACCGTTAATCATAATATAATCACAACCGACTTCTTCACAGAGAGCCTTTGCAATTGTGGTTTTACCGACACCAGCAGAACCCGCCAACAAGAGATTGGGAATCTCTTTGCGGTTTACATACTCCTGAAATGTTGCCTTGATACCATCAGGAAGAATACAATCTTCAATGGTTTTAGGACGATACTTCTCCACCCACAAAATGTGTTGTGACATTCAAATTCTCCATAATATAATTAAATTTCATCATGCCATTTAAAGCCAAGCAGTAACTTGGCAAAAAATCTTATAACTGCATTTGGCTTAGTGGGTCTATACACAAATACACTGTGTGTGATTTCCCACTTACCAACATATTTTTCACTAGGTCTTATAACAAAAGAACCTGCCATTGGTGATGACGATGATACAGTAAGACCAGTACCACCACTACCAATGAAAAAATTGCCACCATAAGTAATATTCGATTTCTTACTATGTTCTGCATTCCATTGTTCACTTGGAGTAAAATCCAAGTCTAGAGTTTGTTGCTCAGTCAGAGGCCAAAAGAATTCAAACTCTAACTGTTTCATCACTTAACCTCAACCATACTTTCATATAGTGCTTCAAACTCTTTAGACTCCGCAACCTCAGTCTGGAATGAATTTTTGTGTTGAGTTTTTGCCATGCGTTTAAGAATCTTTTTAGGAATTTTCAACTCATCATATGCAAGGTCAATAATGTCTTTGATTGCAGCATTGTTGGAATCATTCTTGTGCATATGGTGAACGGCTTCATCCACATAACCTTTGAGTTTCTTCAAAGCTTCATCATCAAAGGATCCAAATAATGTATTTACTTTAGTCATTTTGCAACCATCATTCCAACAACATCATAATCAGATTCATTAACAACAACATTACCATTTGTCAAGTTGATTGCTGTTTTACCTTGTTGTTCACCATCAGTAATAGTGAAAACAGCCACAATGTATGTGGGGTTAATGGCAATCTTGTTGCCGCTTGCTGATTCTGTAATCCAAATCATATTATTCTCCAAATGTTAGGTCTGATTCTTTAGCTTCAATAGCAATCCAATATTGCATATCTTCTTTTGTATTTCTAAAATAGGATAGTCCTTTTGAAGAAATTTGTACCTCATAGGTACCGGCAATCATCTTAAAGTTTTCAGTTAAGAATAATGCCTTAAACTTTTTGCCATTACCATCTGCAATTTCTGTAGAGTCGGTATGTGCAGAGTTATCTTTTGAATCACAGGTTGTGATGTAAATCTTTGCACCATCAGATGTGATGGCAATATTTGGTGATTGTAGAATGCTTGCTGTTTTAAGTACAGAAGCCAATTCATCTTCTTTCAGTGTGAAAGATACATCCACAGTAGGAAGATTTAACTCTTTATCTGGTGGTGTTACAATCATACTCTTTGCAGTCTTGCGATAGTTGAGCTTCTTACGGCCAACTTTAAAGATAACATGTTCGTTATCAAAATCAATTTCACCGTCTTTGTACAAGGATTGAACCGACAAAAATTGGTTCAAATCATAGATACAAAAATCTTGTGGAAAGTCATCTTTAATTCCAGCTTTTGCCAAGACAGTCTTGGTTGCAGAAATGGTTGTCAGTTTCTTACCAGTCTTAAACTCAATGCCAGGATTAATGTTGGCAAAGTTTTTAAGAACCGTCAAGGTCTCATTGGATAATTTCATTACGATACTCCTTCAGTCAATTCACTTATTGTATTCGATCCGTAAGAACGAGTCAAGCACTTCATTAAAATATTTTTCAAGTCTTCCACAGTACCATCATTTTCAATGGTGTGGTCAATATGCCCACCTATCCATCTCCATTCAGATTCATGTGGACCATTTTCATACATAAAACTTTCGGCTTTATGTGAACCTCTATTTGCCTGTGCGGCAATGTCATACCAGTGTGGTGTAATACCACGCTTTACTTCAATCATAACACCACCGTTCTTATGCACAAAATCAATTTCATTTTGAAATCGTACATCGGTGATAACATAATTTTTATTTTTGTCAATAAGTCTTTCCAACCTATCAACCCAAAAATTCTCATGGAAAATACCACGTCCAACCTCAGTACCAAGTAACTGTAGGGCTAATCGTGGTGTAAAATCCTTGCCAAATTTTTTAGACCAGAATTTATCTGGTTGTTCACGCCACTCTCTGGATGTGGGTGTGTCTCCTTCTAGGTAATCTCTTGGCCAATCAAACATGACTGCGGCAATGTCTTTCACGCCACCAGCAAAACTAATTTGTTGAAACCCAAAATTTTTTAATATATCACCAGCGGTACCTTTACCGCAACCAATGAAACCTACAAGGCCGACAATCATCACATTTCTCCAACAAAGTTTGCTACAGCAGGCATGTCTCCTTTGAAGTGATATGTTCCGATATGATCCAAACGCATCCAAGGACACAACCAAATCGAACCACCCATCTTGCGCCACAACTGACAGAACATATAATCTTCTGATAGGTAACGGTCGGAACCACCACCCGTTGCAGAATCTTTAGTGTCGATGATTGTGTCAAAGAAAGCATGAATGTAACGTGATCCATCAAAGTGTGCTTGCCCAACATGGTCAGGTTTGTAACGCAATTGTGGAAATGCTTCTGCAAATTTAGGAAACACTTCACGCTTGACCATCATAAAACCAGTTCCAATTTCTAAAACCTCAAGTGGTTCAGAAACAGAAAACTTATCAGTGCCACGTACAGGATTAAATACATAGTCACCTGTAACTTTCTCTAATGATCCAGCATCCATAGTTGGATTTTTTGCCATAGCTTTTGCTACAGAGGACCATTTGATGGCTTTCTTAGGATAAGGGCCACCAATAACATCTTTATCTAAAGCCAAAAGTGCAATCACATCTTTAGGATCGAAATGAATGTCTGCATCAATAAACAACATGTGTGTACAATCCGAACGATTCAAAAATTCATCTACAAGATAGTTTCTTGCTCTAGTAATTAAAGACTCATTGAAAAGAAATGAGAATTTCACTTGAACACCATATTGCATACAGATTGCTTGTAAATCAAGACATGCCTTGGCATAAAGTCCATGATTCATGCCGCCGTACATAGGTGTAGCAACGAAAATACTTTTCTTTTGAAGTTCTTCTTTTTTAATTGAAATTTCCATTTACTCTCCAAAAATAAAAAAAAGGGAGAACCACCAAAGGTGGTCTCCCCGTAATCACCTAATTAGGCGCTGAAGCTGTAACCAGCTTTGATAGCAGCACGAACCATAGATTTGGTTGGTGTGCCCATACGATACACGGCAACTTTGCTACCATCACCACGGGATTTGGTGTTGGTGTAAATTACATGACCTTCTTGACGAAGTTCATCAATACGAGCGGCAACATTTTGGATGCCGAAACGAGCACGAGCCTGTGCGGTTGATAGGGTGTTGTATCCTTCTTTCTTGCTCAAGAAGTTAAGGATGCGGGTTTTTGCGGATAGTTTGGTCATAATAAATCTCCTAATGACAAAGTTAAACAAAGTTCTTGCGTTCTGCAAGTATTCACATTATACTATTACTTAGTGTGTGTGTCAACATATTTTGCGGTATATGTTTTTATCTGCCAACTTGTGGTAGATATTTTGTCTTGGTTTCTTCCCAAGACAGGTATATCAAGTCATCATAGAATAATGATTCATAAGATACATTATTCTTTTTCTTCAACATTGATATACGACCTTTGGCATATTTGGTTTTCCAAATATGTGCCAAGGTTTCTTCACTGGTATCAAATGATTTAACCAGTTGTTCATCACCAATTTCTTTCCTGAGATATTCATTGGTGTTGTTGTATAGAGGAGAGAAGTAAATTCCCCTCTGATGTTCGGTACGAATAAGTTCTTTTGGAATACCTAACTTACCATACGCAAAATTTAATGTGCGATTCTTGTGGTCACGCTTAAGTGGAAGTCCTTTTTGATTCTTAGCTTCCCACCATTCAAAATATTTACGTGTATAATTTTCTTTAACCCAATCATAAATCATTGCTCGGGTTTTACGTGACGGTTCAAAAGCAACCGAACCACTTGAGAAACCCATTTTGTTCCAGTGTTCAAGACCATCATACTGAGATAAGCCACCGGATTTAGTGTTGCCATAAAGGGAAGTAGTTGTAACTCCAACGAGAACATCTCCATATTGTCTTTTCCAATCATTTTGTACAGTATCAGCAAGGCACAATAGTGCCAATAATTTACCACCCATATAATTAAAACCCAAAGGCTGCAAAGGAACAATTGTAGAACCAATTGCAGTATGGTTAATCATGCCTTGTTGTGTCTTAACATCTCTGGGCCAACCAATTGCGGTGTCTCTTGGAGTCAAGTCCAAGAAGTCGGACGATATACACATAACACCAAGATACTTGTCTGTAACTTCATCAACCACGGTGTAATATAGATTACGGCCAATGTTGGAATTATTCTTCATTGTAGAAGAAAAGGTGCGTACTGTATTCCAAGTTTCAGCCAAAGGTCCGTTAGACAAGACTAATTTTGGTTTCAATTTTTCATAGTCATCCGGACCTTCTGGCATCCAAAAATTCTTCTTAACCTTTTCAACCAGTTTCTTTTGTGTAATGTCTACCAACTGAACATCTTCTTCAAACAATGTACTGATTGTTCTAGTTGGATATTTCTCATGCACTTCTAACCACTTTTGATATAAGGTATACTCACGTACATCCATTTTTGATGCATATGTGAGGTCGTTAATCAATATATCTTTTAATTGCTCGGTATCAATATGTTCAAAACGATCAGGATCATTTAATACCTGCCATTTTTCCCATTGAGCATCAACATAATCTATAGGTGTTGCCATTAAGTTCTTGCTTGTAATTGTTTCATATTTTTAGGATTAAAATATTTTCTTCTAATTTTATCCAATTTCTTCAAACCAAATTGTAAAGCTAATGGTTTAACCCTACTGGTATATACAATACCATTCATATGATCCAATTCGTGAAGAAAACAACGAGCAGTTATACCAGTAAATGTTTTGTTCCGTGTGACACCATTAAAGTCCTGGTATTCCACTTCTACTTCGGCAGGCCTGGTAATTCTCAAATTTAGGAAAGGGAAAGAAAGGCAACCTTCTTCCATGTGGGCTTCACCTTTTGTGGAAACAATTTTAGGATTAAAGTATGCCACATATTCTTCAGCTGAACCCATGACAAATACACGATATTCAAAACCACACTGATTGGCAGAAAGACCAATGCCGTTATACTTCTTACAGGTTTCTACCAGTGTGGATGCAAACTCATTGGCATTAATTGGTGCGGTTTCAAAATTAAATTCAGGCAACACCTTGTATAGTGCAGGATGATCCGGTGCAACCAAGTCGAAAGTTTCGACTGGTGTAGATTTAATCTCGGCCTGTTCGGCGGTGTTATATAAAACAATATCTTCTGTACTCATAATTTATCCTATGGTTGGTTTATCAAACAACTTTTTGTATAGTTCATCCACATCAACTACTTTAGACCTAGAATCACACAACAAAACATTTTCATCGTACACTGGCCTAATAGCTAAACCATTGAACGACATTGTAGGCATTGCCTTCTTTATAAACAATAACATTTTTTCTTGGTATTGTTGATGAAATTTCCTTTGGCATAAGAAGGCTTTATTATTACCTATGGTAAATATTCTCCAATTTTTATAATTGTATTTCGACATTATAAACTCACATACTGCACTGTTCACACCAGGATACTCCCAGTCATTGAAATCATCTACAGCAATAACACCATGCTCTTTCATCTTGTCTGCAAATAAAATCAAATCATTCAGTACCACAGGATGTTCATGGCAACCATCAATGTGTAAAAACTTTAACTGATCTTTGAAAATCAAATCATCTGGAAACAATGACATTGTATCGGTTAATTTCCAAATCAGGTTTTCACCTTTACTAAACTTTTTAATATTTTTGTCGGCAATGACTCTTTGTTCTTCGGAAAAAATATCATACAGATAGAAATTATCTTTGGTGTTTTTAAAATTACAAATATTAATGGCACTTCGGCCATTTGCAACACCAATCTCACATATATCACCATCCAAATTGAATTGCACTTCTTTTAGTACACCATACATGAGAACAATATCGACTGGATAAAACCAACCTGGGACTTCTTTGTCTACTACATTTCTTTGGTGTGATAGATATTCATTGAAATTCATTTTGCAATCCTTGAAAAGTTTCCTTTTTTCTCAAACTTAATGACCGAACGGAACTTATCAAATAACTGGTCACCTTTGTGGGAAATAACAAACACATTAGTATCTGTTCCCATTTCATGTATCAACTTTAGAAATTCTTCTGTGCCTACTGTATCAAGGCTAGAATCGAACACCTCATCCAGTATCAACAAATTTGTATTGGTACTATTCTTTAGTTTGGCAATCTGTCGCCAAGTAAATAATAAGGCCAAGTCGATACGCATTTTTTCACCTTCGGAGAAATTGGCATAAGAGAATTCATCACGATGCCTACTCTTAATTGTTTCTTCAAAGTTTTCATTGATGTTGAAGTTAACAAAGAAGTCCATTGCAGACAAGTACTTGTTAATCAACTTATTCATAATTGGTAAATATTGTTTAATGATCCGTGTCTTAATGCCACCATCTTTCAATAAACTACCTGCAAATTCATGGTAATGTTTTTCTATCAAAACACTTTCATAGTTTGTCTTATACTCATTCAATGCGACATTCAACTCAATTAACTTCTGGTCACCGCCTTCCGTACCAGTCTGTTTGTTGGTCAACTCATCTATCTCATTGTTTAATTTATTGATGTAATTGCTTATTGCTGATATAGTGGAGGTGTGTTTAATAATTTCACCACTGTGTTCACTAATGTGTGTAATGATATCCGTAATAGATTTCATTTCAGTAGTTACTTTGTTTAACTCTTGTTCAATCTCAACCAAGCCAGTTTTTTGTGTGGTAATTTTTTGTGATTTTTCTTGTACCTGAGAATCTTTCCACTCAGGTGTAATTGATTGTTTACATGTTGGACAATCGTGGTTGGTTTCATAAAAGTCAATCTCTTTTTGATTTCGGTCAATATTAGTTTGTACTTTACCTTTGATTTGAAATAATCCTTTGGATTTTTTATCCAGTTTCTCTTTCTTATCACCAATCTTATTCTGTAGTACTGCAATATGTTTGTTAATCAATTGAATATCATTTTGCAATTTGCCCATTTGCATCTTTGATTTATCAATTTCTTCCAATTTGCGTTTGATATCCGCATCATGGTTCTTTTTGTGTTCTTCAATGTTTTGTTTTTGTAATGTTATCTTTTCTTCCGTAAGAGAAATGGCATACTTAGATTTACTTAAATCATCTTTGATGGCCGAATTCTTCTCTTTGATAACATTGTTCATTGAAGAAAAGATTTGAATATCTAATAGGTCTTCAATGATTGCTCTGCGATCTGATGCTGATAACTGCATGAATGGAACAAAGGATGCTGAACCAAGAATGACAACCTGCGTAAAAGACTTGTAATTTAATTTGAGAATATTATTCTCCAGTATCTCTTGATAGTCTTTTGCAGCTGCATCTTGGTTCAGCAATACATCATTCACATAAATTTCAAATACATTTGGTTTAATACCACGAATGACCTTGTATTTCTTTTGGCCAATATTGAAATGTACTTCAATAACAGCTTCTTTATTGTTAACGGAATTTAGTAACTGTGGTTTGTTGATTTTACGAAAAGGTTTACCAAACAATCCAAAACACAATGCATCCAAAATTGTGGACTTACCTGCACCATTGTGGCCAATAATCAACGTGTTATTAGACTTGGTAAAATCAATCTCAGTGTAATGAGCTCCAGTGGAAAGAAGATTCTTCCACTTAATCTTTTGGAATAAAATCATGCTTGTTCAGTATTCAATGCCTCTACGTAGAGTTCTTTCAATAATGTTTTTAACCTGTCGTTGTCAATACTTTCTTCTGTAATGCCATCAACATACTTGTTTAATATGGTGAGTGTGTCTTCCGCTTCATCAACCACTTCATCACCATCTTCCAATTCTGTAAAATCTTCAGCAATAGTAATGTCTGCTGGGTTCACATTATACAGGTTATTCATAAACTTGTCAAACAAATACGGATTGGTTTTGTTTATTACAACCACTTTGACATAGGTATTTGTGTATGGTTTGAAATCCATACCATCAAGTTCTTTAATGGTATTCACTTTGTCATCGTACATAATACGATGAAACATTTTGTTTGGATTCTCTACGAATTCAAGTTGGTGAGAATCAAGGTCAAACAAATGAAAACCCCTAGCGTCATTGTAATCTTGCCAAGTAAGTTCGTATGGGTTCCCCAAATAGTGGATATCATTAGCAGAAGATTTGTGATGGTAATGACCACTAAAAGTGTGACTAAACTTCCTAAAAATTCCACGATCCAGTCCTCCTTCGGATGGCATACCACGATACATCGCAAAGCCTGCAATTTCAAAATGACCCATACAGAATTTTGCATCTGTATCTTTTATCATTTTCATAGAATCATCATAATTCTCAGGACAAATCCAGGGCATCATACAGATTTTATGGGGACCAACATAGATTTCTGCCGGATGGTCAATAACATTTAATGAGATACCATATTCACCTAAAAGTAATTCTACCGAGTTCACATCATTGGTATTCTTAAAGTATGTGTCGTGGTTACCGGCCAACATATGAACCTGTATGCCCAGCTCAGACAAAGGATCAAAGAACATTTCTTTGGTGCGTTTCAAAGAAAAGAAATTGATGTACTTCCTTCTATCAAAGGTGTCACCAAGAATCAATAGTGTCTCAATCTTTTCTTTTTCCAATGTGGGAAAAAATGTTTCTTTGTAGAACTTCTCATAGAAGTCTAAGAAAAGTGTTGAATCATTCCTTGCACCGAAATGCTGGTCGGTTATTATTGCTACTTTCATTTGTTCTTTACAACATCCAATACTCTTTGTCGCAACTCAGTGGTAGAAAAACTGTGTTGGCGACTGTTAAAATAAACTTCCATAGGTAACTGATAACCAGTAAACTGTTTGTCCCTATATTCTTCACCTATTATTCTAACATCTATTGGATAAGAAGTCAATATGTCCATCAATTCTTTTTCTGTGGCATATGGTATAATTTCATCAACAAACTTGCAGGCCTGTACCTGTATGAATCTTTCCAGTACCGTTTGTATTGGTTTGTTTTTAGTGGTAGGTCTATCAATCGTAGGATCCATTTGTAATCCCACTATCAAATAATCACATTTAGTTTTTGCCTCTTTTAACATCATCACATGGCCAGCATGAAATAAGTCAAATGTGGAACAAGTAAATCCAATTCTCATAATCACTCCTCAATAAATTTTTCAAGTCCTTTTGGTTTCTTTGCCGCATCTTTTTCGGCTTTCTTTGCCTTCTTAGAGTCCTCATAGTTGCCAATAAATTCAGCAATGTTGTCATACAATTCGAATTGTTTACTTGAACCATCTTCACCTTCTAACATTTCAAACTCATCTAAGATACCATACATTTCTGTGGCCTTGTATTTGACATATAGTTGTTTCTTTTCTTTTTGTATTCTTCGTAGGAATGCAAAGTATATGATTTGAGTGAAGTATGCAAATGGATTGGAAGACTTGGACGGGTCAAAGTTCTCAAAGTACATTAAACAATTCTCAATACCATCCGAAACCATCTCATCTCGGTATGTGTAGTTAATGAAGTTTGGTTTGTGTGACAGGCCTTCGGCAATTTTCATCCAACATTCACCAATGTAATTTGGAATGTTTGGTCTGGGTTTGTTGGCAGCTTCGGCTTCTGCACATCTGGTTTTGTAGTCTACCAATGCCGCTAGGAAATCTTGATTGTTTATATAATGTTTCTGTTTACTCATTCAAATGTACCATAAAAAGTTGTTGACAAAGGGCTTGACATGTGTTAAAGTCCACGGTGTAGCCCGGATGATATTAATATATTAATTTTTTTATTAGCTTATTAATGTATTAGGAAATTCTTCCTGGATTCCTTTTCTTCAAAAGCGGAAAGAACTTCATCAGTGAGAGATACCTCTTTTTCTTTCTTATCGGCTTCACTCAGTTTAATTACCGTATTCAGATAATATTCTTCAAAGTCCTCAGTAGGTTCCATTGCACAGAGTATAGTATCCGGATCAATTCTTACTTTGTTTTCTTTGATGACTGCCATAGGTAACCAACACTGTAACATTAGGTTGACACCTCGAATTTCAAATAACATAGGATCGGTAATCTCTATCATGTCATCTCCTGTATACTCACAGTTACAGATTACATCCAGACCGTCTTTAAATCTTACTATTTTAATGGCCATTTTTAAGTCCTATATTGTAAATTTTAAAAGGAAACTTCTCCTCATTATATATGTTCACTCTTTCGATGAAGTGTTGTAATGTGAAGTTTGTATGTTTTTTGATTCTCAAATCATCTGATATGTCGTATAGTGTGGCCATATCTTTGCCCTCATTTTGACGAAGACCACGACCAATAGATTGTAGGTTTCTAACTCTAGATTTTGATGGTGATGTGAAAATAATATTGTGTAGATTTCTAATGTTTGTACCCGTACTAGTTGTACCAAACGAAGCCACAAAGATTGCATCTTTTTCTACTTCCATAATCTTACGAATTTCTTCTCTGACTTCCGTTTCAACATCACCATCAACAAAAAATACCTTACGACCATTTGCTTTCTCTTTAATCATTTCGTATAATACACGACCATGTTTCTTCATCTGAAACAGAACCAATGTATTTTTATCTAGACTGATTGCCAAGTTACGAATGAAACGATTTCTATTTTCAGACTCAATCAAATACTTTAACTCATCTGGATATGACTTGTCTTTCATTTCTTTACAGACTTCTTCTGAATGCTTCAGTACCAAACACTTTATGTTGAATGCTGATAGTTGTTTTTTGTCAATCAACTCTTTAGTTGATATGACTTTTTTGGTTGGTCCAAACAAACCTTCTAGTACCAGTTTGTGTGTTTTGGTTCCGTCCAGTGTACCAGTCAAGCCAATTCTATATTTTGCGTTGATACAAGATGTTAGTAT